CTGTCAGGCGCAGACCTGTCACGCGCAAACCTGTCAGACGCATACCTGTCAGGCGCAGACCTGTCAGGCGCATACCTGTCAGGCGCAGACCTGTCACGCGCAAACCTGTCAGACGCATACCTGTCAGGCGCAAACCTGTCAGGCGCAGACCTGTCACGCGCAAACCTGTCAGACGCATACCTGTCAGGCGCAGACCTGTCAGGCGCAGACCTGTCAGGCGCAAACCTGTCAGGCGCAAACCTGTCAGGCGCAAACCTGTCACGCGCAAACCTGTCAGGCGCAGACCTGTCAGGCGCAGACCTGAAAAAATTGTTGAATCAAAGAACCATCCTGCCGGAAGGTGATTTAATCGGCTGGAAAAAGTTGCAAAACGGGGTGCTTTGCAAACTGCAAATCCCGGCCAAAGCAAAACGTGTTGGCGGGTTAATTGGCCGCAAGTGCCGCGCTGAATTCGCCATCGTGCTTGAGGGTGAGGGAAACGGATTGCATAATGGACACATCTACAAAGTCGGCGAAACCGTCAAGCCGGACAAATACGACCCAAACCCGATGCTGGAATGCTCCAACGGCATCCACTTTTTCATCACCAAACAAGAGGCGCAAGCCTACGAATGAATTTATGAACGCCGAAATATTGAAACCATTCTTTGAACAGGTCTTGGCCCGCTTTAACGGGGATTATCCCGTCAAGGTTGGCATTAAACTAGAACAGGAATTTTATCCCACATTGGAACCGGCCAAGCGCATTGAGGAAGTCAGATGGTCTTGTGGGGTTTGGGTGGACAACAACTGGTATCACGGCGCGACCCTCGAAGAAGCCTTTGAAACCGCCAAGAAAGAATTCAAACCCAAAGACCCCGCCCGTATTGCCGCCGCAGCAGCGTTGCGAAAACAGGCCGAAGCAATCGAAAACGGCGAGTCCGAAATATCTTCCGCGCCGGAGCGCAAATTGCATGCTCCCACCGAAATCGGTTTGTCGGAATGCAGCGATACGGCGCGGGATTGAATTTATGAAAAACAACACGCAGGAACAAAACTAACCAAACACAAACCATGAACATAAACGAAGCATTCCCAAGTGATTACCTCAAGGCATCTGACCTTGGTAACAAACTAGTGACAGTCGAAATCGAAACGGTTGAGCTTGTTGATGTCGGCCAGGGCCGCGACAAGGAGCAAAAAATCCTGATTCGGTTTACCGGAAAGCAGAAGGGTCTAATCTGCAACAAAACCAACGCCGGAACAATCACCAAACTGTACGGCCCCGAAACAGATGGCTGGATTGGCCAGAAAGTCACGCTGCAAGCCCGCGAGGTTGAGTTTGCCGGCGAGATGGTCTGGGCCATCCGGGTCAGTCTGCAAAAGCCCGCTGCGGCAGCACCAGCCCCGGCCCCGGCGCATGGGATTATGGGCAAGCCCGCAACCAAACCGGCGCCAGAGCCGGTCGTCGAAGCGGGAGGCGACGATCAGTTCCCTTTTGACGTTCCAATCCCATGATGGAAGATTTTTGAAACGCGGTGAAATAGTTCACCACAAAGACGGAAATTGCAGCAACGACAACATTGAAAACCTAGAAATTATGACACAATCAAAACACGCAAAAATTCACAATAAAACAGGGAGGTTCGCATGAAGCGTCTTTTCTGGGATGTTGAGACAGAAGCCCTGCCCGAAGCCGACCTTGCCAAGCTCATGCCGGAATTTACGGCAGGCGCAAACCTGAAAGACCCGGCCAAGATTGCAGCCGCCATTGCTGACAAGAAACAGGACTGGCTGGACGGCGCGGCATTGAAGGCCATAACTGGCAAGATTGTCGCCGTGACCGCAGCCGCCGATGACAATGAGCCGTTAATGCGCACCATTGGCGACCATCCGATTGTGGACGAAAAGGAACTGATTATCCAAACAGTGAACACATTGTTGAATACCGTTGGCGAAGGCGGTAACGCCTACGCTTGGAACGGCCACGGATTTGACCTGCCGTTTCTATGCCAGCGCGCGGCGGTTCACAACATCCCGGCCTTTAGCCAACTCACGGTCAATGTCCGGGGACGGTTTTACTGGAACGAAGCCTTCATTGACCCTAAACTGGTTTGGTCAAATTATTCACCCGACCATACCGGGACTAGCCTTAAATCGGTTGCGCTCGCGCTTGGTGTTGGCGAGAAGATTGGCAGCGGAAAGGACTTTGCCGCGCTGCTCAAAACCAATCCTGACGAAGCCAAGAGATATGCACTGGCCGATATTACGCTCATGCGTGACATTGTGAACAGGATGGGAATATGAACCACCCCGCCCCGACGCCAGCCGATGAAAATGAAGGAATTACACCGTGACCAACAAAAATGAATCCAAAACGATTGAACGTGCTGGGACGCCGGCTGTTGCGGTGCAGCGCGGTGTTAGATGGCTGGCCGCACTCGTGGACAGCCAACCTGACTGGCTAAAGGCCGCTCTGTTAATAGTGATAATGATACGCGGTGCGTTTCTAATGGTGGAAATGTTCATCGGCCTCATGTGGCTCATCGTCTATCTCGCCGTGAAAGCCATCTAACGCGGAGCTATCCCGCGCCGGCGCAAATCCCAAAACGTAATATGCGGAAAAAATCGAACCAATCTGAAGGAACTCCCGCCGTCGCGGTGCCGATGGGGCTACTCGCTATCGCCTGCATCGGCTTGTTCAGCGGCTGCGACCAACCGCAAAAGCCAAAAGACTCCATATCAAATACTGGCCGATTCGGGTCAGAACCAGCTACATCGTGGGATGGTAACATCTGGTGCAACCGGGACGGTCACGAAGATTTCTACGCGCAAGATAAATCCGGCCAAGTGTTTGAACTGGTCCAGTGCCGGACAAACAGCAATCTCTATGTAGTGTGGAGGGCAATGGGTGAAACAAACGGAATCCGCTGAACACCAAGCTGAACCATGACGGATAAACCACCATTCGATTTCAAACTGGACGCCGAACCGTCATTGGCTCCGGCGACCGGTTCGGCATACCGGCCACTGGCGCACAAGGACGGAATAAACCTCGTCTTCGGGCTGCTAATGGCAAGTGGCGCGATGTGCCCGAAGTGTGACTACGGAACGCGGGTAACGAGCAAGAAGTGGGCACGATGCAAGAAATGCGGTGAACGAGTCGAGCGCGTGAAAATGTCCGACATAAAAGTGGTAGAAGGCCGTCCGCCCGGTATGCCGAACGACGCGGCTCTACGACAGCCGACCAGCGACGTATGAATGACCTGAATCCGAAGCGAAAAACTAAGACGCCCAACGGCTGTTCGCAGCAGCCGCTTGTTCGGCGAATCCTCACGACCGGAAATGACGGACAAGCCACACACCGCGCCGACTTCAAACACTGCCCGCACTGCGACCACCCAATGGAGAATGAAGCGTGGGACAAGGCGGCGACCACACTAATACTGGAACCGATGTGCTACAAAGCTGGGTGTGTCTCGGTCTCGGCTGAATGTCCCAAATGTTTCAAATCGTCTTGGAGACATGAAGGGATGGATTCCTTTCAATGGAACGATGCGTGGCCCGCTGACTGGAAAGCCGCCGTCAAAAAACGTGAAGCTGCCGTCAAACTTGCCGCCTTGCGCGAATGGGGAAAAGGACTTTGCCACAACTGCAAGCATCTCGAAAGTGGTGAAATCAAATACCACGCTTGGCGGCATTGTATTCGCGGCTGCGGTGGCGAGGAAACCGAATGCCCTAAGTACGAAGCGTTAAATTCGCCAACGCCGCGTGATGAGCCACGCGCAAATTTTATGAAACCAACCAAATCGAAAAAAACCAAACGAAAACCCGTAACCCGCGTTGGCTCCGGCACGCTTGTTAGCCTGCGGCGGTGGTGGAAGAAGCGAATCGAAGACCTCAACAACGGCAAGAACTGGGCCATAAATGACCGAGTGTGCAAGGAAGCCAGAGCCAACAAAGCCGAAGGAGTTCAAGAGTGTATGATTGACCTGAACTATCTCATAAAACATGGGCGAGCAGACTAACAGAGAAACAACCTTATCTTGTAAGTGATTGGTTATCAGCTAAATCCCTAAGCAAATTGTGGAGCGGAAACCGTTCGTGCCGTCATGCCGCGACGATCTCGACTCAAAAGAACGCGGCTACTACGACGTGGCCGTCCATGAAGCATATCGGGACTTTGAGGGCAGCGACCTCGACGCCGAACTCGAAAACATAAACCGCGACTTCTTCGGAAAATGAACCCCGCCGCACAACAACTCGGACGCCCGCTGACCGACTCAACACCGGCCACTGGCCACATTCATTTGCGCGTGACGCTTGCCCGCAAGGGCTGGTATGTCCGCATGGCTCGACTGCACAATCTGACTTTGGCGGAATGGATGCAGCGCGTGTGCGACGAGGGATCAGGCTACCCGCCAAAGAGCCAACTAGTGACGGCTAACAAAACAACTGACATGAAACCTGCTGAGTCAATCCCGCTCTGCAAAAAATGCAAAACACCGATGTCGCCATCCGGTGTGCGTTGTTAGTGAAAGAGAATAGAGACAAGGGGGACACGTGGCAGCAAGAGTCCAAAGGTTCTTCCGGCTTCCAAATCTAAGGCAGGTGACCGTGGTCGCTTTTTCTGCCCGCACACAGAAATTTTTTACAATTAGGAAAATTGACAAACCGAACAAAAAGCATTATTTCTCAAAGAAACCAAATGTTAACCTACGATTCAACGAACACTTGGGCGGATGGGCAGTTGGTGGAACGGGAGTCGCATTCGCAAAGCTCAAATGAACAACTTACCGAGCGGGACGAGAAATTTCTTACACTGGCCGAGGGATTGAGCCGGATCCTGGACTGGTGTTTTTACGGGAATGAAAAAGATCGTACCAGGGGGCCGCGCGCGCAGACGGCGATGCTTCGGTTTGTGGCGATGGCGGCGGTGCTGAGGCCGGAACTTCTTGGGAACATGAGTTACGCGCAGATTGGGCAAAAGCTTAACAGGAACAATCGGACAATTAGCCAGTACGCGATTGAGTTTCAAAGCCGATTCAAAATTCATTCGCGACGGAACCGGACGAAGGCGGCGCGCAAACAATTCTTGGACAGGCATTATGAAAAATTCCACGAACCAGACGGGATTTGACCGGCTTGAAAAGGCCGTGCGTGCGGCGGGCGGGAAACAGCAGGCGCAACTGGAATGGACCAAGGGCCAGATGCAGCGAGTGACGGGTATTGCTTATGAAACGATAAACAGCCGGCTGGCGAATTTGCTGCCAATACGCAAAGAGGGGTCGGCGGCGATTTATCTGGCGCCGGCCTGCTTCCGGGCGGCGATGAAGCTGGCGCGGCCCGCTGGAAACAATGCAGAGCGGCTGGCAACGGCGCAGGCCAATCGCGCGGAGCGCAAAGACCATATCGAATCCGGAGAAGTGATTCCGACCAATCGCGTGATTCAGGCATGGGAAGATTTGGTTTTGCTGTTTCGTCAACGGCTGGTCAACGCCGGGAACAATTTAGAGTCGCAAGGAAAGCTCGACCATGAGCAGCGCGTGGCGTTAGACAGCGAAATCAACGCCGCGCTGGCGGAACTGGCAAAAAAAATCTCTTACAAGGCTGACGAGGAAGAAAGAAATGACCGGACTCCCCAAAGCACTTCGTCGGATAGCTGAAATTCTCCCAACGCCGCCACCGCTGACAATCTCGGCATGGTCGGAAAAGGAAATTTATCTGCCCCGCGAAGGGAATGCAGAAGCAGGGAAATACAAATTATCCCGGATGCCCTACCAAGCGGCCATGTTGAACGACCCGCTCGACCCAGAGGCAGTTGAAACCTTTTGGGAAATCGGATCACAGCTTGGAAAAACGCTCTGCCTGATTCTTATTAACGGATATTTCGCCCACCATGCGCCGACATCGGTCTTGAATGTGCGCCCGACGCTGGATTCGGCAATGTCGTGGATGCGCGAGAAGCTGCTTCCCCTGTTCCGAGCCTGCCCATCGCTGAAAAACCTTTTGCGCGAGCCGCGCGAGCGGGACAGCGAAAGCACATCGCTCAACCGGAAATTCCCCGGGGGGCATTTATCGGCGGTTGGGGCAAACTCCGTTGCCACACTGCGCCAGCGTTCAATCAAAATCATCATCCAAGACGAAATAGACGCTTTCGAGATGACGAGTGAGGGCGACCCGCTGGCGCTGGCCGACCGCGCCGCAATGACATTCTTTGACGCGGTGAAGCTGAAATCTTCGACCCCGACGCATATCAGCACTTCCCGAATCCATTCCGGGTTTGAGGTGAGCGACAAGCAATTTTATTTTGTTCCCTGTTGCAATTGTGGGGCGTTGCAGCATTTGAAGTGGGGACAATTTAAGTTTTCTTTCGCGCAACCGGACGGAAAAGAAAGGCGCGATACGGAACGCGCGGTTTACGAATGCGAAGCGTGTCACAAGTCTTGGTCAGACGCGCAGCGCATTGCGGCGATCAATTCAGGACACCCGGACAATCCGGCGATAACTGTCAACGGGGTTGAATATCGGGCAAAGTGGATTGCGACCGCTCCGTTCAAAGGAATCCGGGGCCGACACCTCAACGGGCTATATCGCACCATCGGTCTGAAGCGCGCCTTCAAAAACTACCATCACGAATTCGCTGAGGATTTTTTGAAGGCGAAGAAAAACGGGACAGAATCACTCCGCGTCTGGACGAACATTTTTCTTGCGGAACCGTGGAAAGAAAAGGCGCAGCAGCTTGAGTGGGGCTTTTTATTAAACCGAGTTGAAAAATACGAACACGAAATACCCGAAGAAGTTGTTTTGCTCACGGCGGCGATGGACATCCAAGACGACCGCGCCGAAATCGAAGTCCAGGGCATCGGCGACGAAGAAGAAGTCTGGTCAATCGAAAAGTTTGTTGTGTGGGGCGACTTCGACAAAAACGAAACCCAAGAACAGTGTGACGATTTTCTTTCCAAGAAATTCAAACATGCCAGCGGGAATGATATGGGAATCACCTGCGTTGCGGTGGACTCCGGCCACAAAACAAAAGCGGTATATCGCTTTACCAAGGCGCGCCAACATCGGCGCTTTTATGCGGTCAAGGGCAGCGCCACGCCTCACGCGCCGCTGGTGACGCCGCACAAAAACAAGCACTACGGGATTTATCTTTTCAGCGTCGGAACGGACACCGCAAAGGAATCTTTGGCGTCGCGTCTGACAATGGACGAGCCGGGGCCGCGTTACATCCATTTCCCGGTCGGGCGCGGTTACACGGAGCTTTATTTCAAACAGCTTTGCTCCGAGCGGTTGGTGACGACCATCGAGCGCGGAGTTGTGCGGCAGAAATGGGAAAAGAAATATGAGCGCAACGAGGCGCTGGACTTGAAAGTCTATAACATGGCCGCGCTGGACATTTTGCGCCCGAACATTGCCCGACTGCGGAAAAATATCTTCCCGGTAAAAACCGAGGCGCAGGAAAAGACGGATTACGAAATCAAACCGTTTGAAAAACCCAATCCCGACCCAACGCTGGTCGAGCCTCCGAAGATTCAGCCGCGCAAACGGCTTTCGATGCAGGTCGGCGGGGTGGGCAGGTTTGGAGGATTATGAATTTATGAATGGAAAAATAGGAACCAGTTGTCACGGACACACCAAAACTTACCGGTTAGATTTCAAGGCGATTCAAAAAGCCAAACAGATTCTTAAGGTTTCTCGCCTTTTGGACGATAGAGAAAAAACATGCGCTGAAATTGTATCCGGGACATCAACGGAAGGTCTTTACTCTTCAAATTTCGAGCGGAAGATAGTTTATGCGACATGGATTCGTTTAGCCAAGGAAGGAAAACTATTGAAAACCTGGCGACCGACTAAAGCCGCTGGATTTGACCTGTCTCATTTTTAGCGGACATGCCCATTTTCTGAGCAAGCAATTCGTAGCGCGCGACCATCAACCGGACGTGCCAGGGGCACATGCCAGAACTTTTCCCATGTTTCATTACCTTTTGGGCCGCGAACATTCTGCTTTTCGGGTAACACCAAGCGCATTCAGTTATCATGCTTGACATAAAGCGCGTGTCGTGCCAAAGTAACCGCATGGCAAAGACAGTTAGTAACATCAGCGCCGTTCTTGCGTGGCCTTTCTCACGACTGGCTGTCTTTGCCGACACACGCAAGGGCGGCGCTGATTTTTCCAAAAGAACAAAATGAAAATCAAGATCACACTCATCGAGGAATTGCTTGGCACGGCCAACGCAAATCCTGAAATCCATCGCGAGTTCATCGCCAGTAAAGCTCCCAATGCGGACGGCATTGAGGAAGAAATCGCCGCGCTGGGCGTGGATAAGGTGGTCGAAAAATCCACGACCGTATTCCCCAAGGAGAATGGAAAACCGTTTCTTTGGGATTATCAGCTCAAGGGATTCATCAAGGAGGCGACCGGCATCATGCTCGAATTATCGCCGAAGGAAATCAAGGTCGGGAAAACCAAACTCACCAAGTGGACGTTCAAGCGGATCGTGGACAATTTCGTTTTTGTCACGCCGCGAAAACTTTTCATCAACGGCGAGCTTGGCTTGCATTGCACCCGGCCATTGCGGGCGGACACGATGCAGGGGGAGCGGGTATCGCTGGCGACCAGCGAGACGATCAAAGCCGGTGCGATCATCGAAGCGGAAATTCAACTGCTCGCGCCGTCGCTGGATGAGTTCATCCGCAGTTGCCTTGACTACGGGAAATTGAAAGGGCTTGGACAATGGAGGAACAGCGGAAAAGGTCGCTTCACCTGGGAAGAAATCTAAGCGAAGGCGAGGCAAAGCGCCGCAAAGCACAGCGAAGGCAAAGCAGCGCTGAGCAAAGCAGCGCTGAGCAAAGCCAAGGCGAAGCAACGCAAGGCGCAGCGCAGCGAGGGCAAAGCCTTGCCATGCCACGCAAGGCGTAGCGAAGGCGGAGCAACGCGGCGCGAAGCAGGGCGATGTCAAGGTAGAGGCTGGATTAACGTCCAGCCTCTTTTGCTTTAATGGACATTTGACCATTTATGAAAATGGCCACTGCCGCAACAATTCCGCCCGACCGCCGCGAACCGATTCAAATTGCTTGTGGCGATTCAATTTCTTTCCAGCGCAATTTCCCGAAGTATCCATCGCCAGTCTGGGCCGTTCATTATGAAATTCGCGGCGGTGGCGCGCCGATTGAATTTGATTCGGCGCAACCAACCGCCGGCGGAACGGAGCAACTTGTATTCGTTGACGGTTCTGTAACAGAAGCCTTTCCAGTTGGTGAATTTGAAATGGCCGGGTATGCCTACAATACGGCCAATGTCGGGGAACGCTATCAAGTTTATCTCGGCCCGGTAAAAATCACCCCCGACCTTGCAACCGCTCCCGGCGATCAAAGCACAAAGACGTTTGCTCAGTTGATGGTTGAAAAGCTGGAAGCCGTAATGCTTGGGCGCGCGTCGAACGATATTTTGGATTCGGAAATCAACGGCACAATGATTCGCCGAATCCCGGCGCGTGATTTGAAAGAATTTTACTATTCATTCCGGCATCAGCGGCAGGGCGAGATTGCGAAAGAGCGGGCGCGGAACAAACAGCCAACTGGACGCAGAATCACAACCCAAATCGCCGTAACATTTCCCAATCCGGTCTTGGGCGGTGAGGGATTTGGGTCGGGAAACATTTATCGCGGTGGATTATGAAATTGTCACTCGAATTGTTTGGGCGAAACAAACCCAACCTTGAACTGCCCGCAAAAACTGGCAAGGAACTGCTGGACACGCGAACGGTGACGCCAAAGGACGCGAATTATCTTCGCCAAGTGTCCCGGCAGAAAATCCGCATGTACGATTCGGCGGCAACGTCGAGGCTGAATCAGGATTTCCCCATCTCCATCACCAGCGCAAACGCCGAGATTTTAACCTCCATTGTGGCGTCTCGCAGCCGGGCGCGAAGGCTGGAGCGTGATAATCCTTACGCGACGGCCATCATCAACTCGCACCAGAACAATGTCGTCGGCTCTGACCCATTCCGCCTTGAAATGAAGGTCGGGAAAATGGTTGAGGGCGCGTTTGTCGAGGAAGATGAAACCAATCTCGAAATTGAACAGGCTTGGCAGGAAGCCGGGTTGCCCGAAAATTTCAGCGTTCGGAAAACATTGAGTCGCGCCGAAGGTTACTGGCAAACCATTTCAGCGGTTATCCGAGACGGTGGAATCATTTGGCGTCAATATCGCCAGTTCCCCAAAAACGATTTTCATTACGCGGTGGACATATTGGAAACCGATCACTTGGATTACAATTGGAACCGTCCCCAAGTCGGCACGGCGAACGAAATCCAGTTCTCAATCGAGATGGACGAATTTCACGCGCCGGTCGCCTACCACCTTTTGACCCGTCACCCCGGCGACGTTTTTGCATGGAGCAACTCGCCAAAATACCGCGAGCGCGTGGACGCCAACGATGTCATTGCTCTTTGGAACATTCGCACGCGCGCGGAGCAATACATCGGCATGCCGTCTTTCTGTTCAATCATCCAACGGCTTCACCGGCTCGACCAGTACGATGTCGCCGAAATGACGGCGGCAATCGTGAGCGCGTGCAAGATGGGATTTTTCAAAAAGGACGCAACAGGTGACGAATATACAGGAGATACCGAAACCGATGAAGGCGCAAAACAAATGCAGGCCAGCCCCGGCACGTTTGAAGAGCTTCCAGCCGGATACGACGTTCAGCAATGGGATCCAAATCATCCCGTAGAAGCCTACCCCAATTTTACCAAGCAAAACTTGCGGGCCGTTGCCGGCGGCGCGGGCCTTGCCTATCACGTTCTTGCAAACGACTTGGAGGGCGTGAATTTTTCATCTGGCCGTCTTGGAGAAAACCAGCAGCGCGCACAGTTCAAGAAATTGCAGATGCACATGAAGTTGAATTTGGTGCGTCCGCATTTCAACGCTTGGCTGAAATACGCGATTTTGTCTGGCATTGTAAAACAGCCGATTGACCGGCTGCCCGAACTTATCAAGGCGGCGCATTTCCACGCGCAGAAATGGGGTCAAATCAATCCTGTGCAGGACACGCAAGCGGACATCATGCGCATCGAGGCAGGATTGGATTCACGCGACCACGTTATTCTCAATTCCGAACGAGGCGGTGACACCCAAAAGGTTGACGCAGAAATTTCCGCCGACAAAAAGATTGACGAGGATCACGACCTGGATTTTTCCGGCACGGATGCGACCTTGCCGACGATTAAAAAGGGAGCGCCGGGAGAGACAACGCCCGGCCCGGAGGACGTTGAGACGCCCGAAACGCCGCCGAAAAAGGGCGGCAAACAGACGATAAAAAAGAAATCCAGAATCCCGGCATTGAACGGCAATGGGCACGCGCGATTTATGGACATTTGACCATTTACGAAAATGAAAAAGCGAAATACGGACGCGCCCCTGAAATATCGTTACGCCGAGATTTCCTCAACCGATGTCGTCCCGCCGGGCGCGGCCGATGGACTGACCAACCGATCCATCAAAGTTGCATTTTCTTCAGAGACTCCGGTGCTGCGAGTTGGCGACGGATTTGACCATGCCGAAGGCGAACAGTATTGGGAAGTTCTTTGCCACGAACCGAACAACGCGGATTTGTCCTTGCTGCAAAATCGCGGCGCGGTGCTTGATGAACACGACCCCAAATCGCCCATCGGCGTGATTAAAAGCGCAGCGATTGAGGCCGACAAAAAGGGCCGGGCAGAATTGGAATTGGATGATGCCGGGCTTGGCTTGGAACGCAGCCGCCAGATGCGCAGCAAAATTCGTCCTCACATTTCAGTTGGTTACGACCAGACAAAACTTTTATCCGAAGGAACGCACACAGACGGAAAACCCTTGAAGCGTTTCTCTTGGCGCGCCCATGAAATTTCCTCAGTCGCTGTTCCTGCCGACCCCGCTGCTGGAGTTGGCAGAAACCTTCCTGCTGTAAAACCCGAACCTGAAAAAATGGACATTTTAACATCAATAGAAAAACTAACACCGGAACAAAAAAATCGTATGAGAATTTTACTTGACCCCGCTTCCACCGACGCCGCTGGTGGCACTACCGCCGCCGCCGCTACCGCCGCCGCCGCCCCCACCGTTGACCCGTTGAAAGCCGAGCGCGTTCGCTCCGCCGAAATCACCAAGCGCGCCGACGCCCTCATTGCCGACAATCCCGCCGTCGCCGACAAGGTGCGCACCATCGTCACCGAAGCTTTGGGCGGCGAGATGACCGTTGACCAATTTTGTGTCCGCGCCATGACCGAATGTCTGGGCGCCAAGAAAGTTACCCCCAAGACCGAAGTTTTCAAGGCGTACAGCAAGCGCGACCAGAATTCGTATTCTCTGATTCGCGCCATGCAGAAAATGCTGCTCAAGAAACCCCAGGACGGCGTGGAATTCGACATGAGCCGGAATCTGGCGAAGGAAAGCGGTATTGAGCCGGAAGGCTTGCTCGTCCCGTTCGACCTCGAAGCCGACATGGGCCGCGCCAACCGCACCCGCCGGATGATGCACCGGGATTTGAACGTGGACACGTTCGGCCAGGGCGGTGCGTTTGTTCAGACCACAATTTTGACTCCCATCATCGAAATCCTGCGCAATCGCATGGTTTGTGACCGTCTCGGCGTGCAGGGCATGGCCGGACTTGAGGGAGATATTGCCATTCCCCGTCAGACCGGCGCGGCCACCGCGTACAGTGTTGGCGAATCCGCCGCACTGACGATTTCTACCCAAACGCTCGACCAGGTTTTGCTCTCGCCGAAACGGGTTGGCGCGTGGAACCAATACACCCGCCGGCTGTTGCTCCAATCCAGCGTTGACGTGGAAAACTTTATCCGCGACGACCTGATGAAAGTCGTGGCGATTGATTGGGATCGTATCATCCTCAACGGCAACGGGGCCGGTTCGGAGCCTCTGGGCATTATGAACACGCCCGGCATCGGTTCGATTATTTTCGGCGGCACGGCGGCTTGGGCGGAAATCGTTTCGATGGAAACCGCAATCGCCGCAGCGAACGCCGATGCTGATGGCATGGCGTATGTGACCACTCCGACCTCGAAGGGCCGGCTCAAAGCGGTTGCCAAGACCGGCGTTGGCGTGACCTCGGTTGTTCCCATCTTCCTGTGGGAAGGAAAATACGGCGTGGACAATTCAAACGATGGAGAAATGAACGGCTATCGCGCCGCCGCGACGAACCAAATCTCGAACAATCAAATGCTGTTTGGCAATTTCGGGGACGTGATTCACGCGCTCTGGGGCGGATACGATATTATCGTCAATCCCTACACGCTGGACACCCAGGCGGAAGTCCGCATCACGGTAAACACGTTCGGCGATGTCGCCGTTCGCCATCCGGCGAGCTTCTGCGTCAGTTCCGACTCTGCCGCTCAATAAACAATTTGAAACAAATACAAATTTCAACTGAAAACAAAAATATGAAATTCACTCAAAAGATTCTGGCCGCGATTGCGGTGTTGGCTTTGGCGACCTCGGCCTATGCCCAAAGTGACACCTTTGGCCAACCCCGGTCAATCGTTCTCTGTGCGCCAACCGTTTTAATCGGTTCGGCGGCAACCGGAACAGTCACCAACGGGGCGATTGACACTCATGGGTTCGATGGCATTGCCACCATTGATGTTATACTGGTCACAAATCTTATGGGGACGTTGACTGCTCAGTTTGAGGGTTCGATTGACCAAACAAACTGGGCGGCGCTCTCCAATTATGCGATGGCAACTTCAGCAACGATCATCATCACAAACGGGTATTATGGCAGCACAAATCTGACGGCTACGAACATATTTTTGTATCCTGGAGTTGTAACTGCGCCCACCGCCTCAACTGCGGGTTTTGCAACTTCTTTTTTGAATCCCGCCCTATTTACAAATTCCGCTGCGCTTTCAGTCGGGTCGGTTGGCTATGTAAAAATCGGCTACAATGTTTCAGATGCCCCAAGATATTTGCACGTTATTTGGACAGCAAAAGGAACGGCCCTTACAAATGTGACCGTTGGAGCATTATTCACTGGTCGGAGAGCACAACAATAAATAAAAAACCTATGGCAAAATTCATCGCAACATCCGGTTTCAAAAACACCTTTGGCGCGGAAATCGAAAACGCGCAGCATCCCGATCACATTCACAAAGGCGCAATCTTTTCCATCGGCGTTGACGCCAAAGGCGACGACATTCCGCTGGACAAAATGGGCAAGGACGACAAGCAGCTTGCCAAGCGGTTCGGCAAGGAATGGCAGTTGATTGCCGACCTGAATTTGTCCGGGCGCATTGCCGACGCTACGAACAAGGATGTCGTGGCCAAGATTCAGGCCGAAGTCGCGCAGGCTGCGGCAAGCAAAAAGCGGGAAATCGAATTGGCGACGGCGTCAAGATCGAACGCGGCGGACTTGATTGCCCGCCTGACCGAAGCTTTTAAGCTCGCTAAAGCCTAATCACATTTTATCTGGCGCACTTGTTTGTGTTCGCGCCGCGCCGGTATAGGTTTCCGGCGCGGCGTTTTATTTATGGCAAAAGTCGCAAATGATGTTTGGGCCGACCACGCGGCGCATCTGGACGCTCTGGCAGATTCGCTTGGCGATGCCTGCCCCAAGTTTGTCTGGCCGGCGTCAAACCCCATGCCCGCCAATTTTGGAACGTATCGGGCTTTGCCGGGAAGTGTTTTTTTGAAGCGTGACGCCAGCGCGGGCGGCATGAGCCTTGACTCAGATTTGCGCCTGACATTCACAACCGCACAGTTTGGTGCGGGGCCGTTCCCAAAATCACGCGACCTGATTGGATATGCCGGCAAGCTGTTCCACATTGTCAGCCGCACGGATTCACCCAACGGCCATCAATGCACGGTGGAAGCCAATGACGCCTCACAAAATGTCTAACACCTGGGATCAACGCCAATTTGACCGCGCCTTGAATGCTTGCATTCAGGTCTCGCGCCGCTCTGCGGCAAACGTCATCAACGCGCATGCGCTTTACATCGCATTCTCGGCTCAGAATTTCACGCCGAAGGCTGACAAGATGGCCATTGGCCGAAGTCTGTCGGAATTGATTTACGATTTCAAGGCGACAAAGAAAGGTTCGCGGAGGACGTTGAAAACGAAAACCGTTTACACCGGGGCGGGCGGGGCGACAGCGCAAGCTCCGATTGTCGCGCTGATGATAAATAAAAAGCGCGGCGAACATGGAAAGCCGGGATTGTATGGCCCGGACATGGCCGCAGCGGTGCGCACTTTTATCGCCGGACGCCAGCGGACGGTTGCCTTTTTGAAATCCGGCTGGAGTCCGGCCATCAAACTCCTGAAATCAAAAGTGCCATACAAGTTTCGCGGAGCGGCGAAGGAAAAAGAAATCGTCAAGTTCATGGGGCAGGCAAAGGGCCGGGCAACTGCCGCTGTCGAAAGCGAGAAGCCAACCGCCATGATTGAGAATTTCGTGGGCATGGCCGGCCCGGGCGGAAACCATCACAACGCCGGGCTGGTCAAATACGGGCAACCAGCCTTTGAGCGTGCCTTCCGAACTGAGACGGCGAGTATGATTGAGCATTTGAAAAAGGAACTTGACGAAACCGCGTTTGCCGAATTCAACCGACAGGCCGCATGAGCTACCACAATTTACTTTCCAAGACCGCGCGCGCGCTGACAGCTTACGTTCTCGACGCCGAAATTCCCGGCGCGGACAATCAACACGTTTGGCCGGTGAAAGGCTCAACCGCAAAGCTCCTCGACGAAGGGGTTGTGATTCTGGACTGCCTCCGCTGGACTGCCGATGACGGGAATCCGGGCCGGTATCTGGTCGAGACTCGAATTGTGGTCAAGACTCCGGTTTCATATGTTCCGCAGGTTGCTCCCGCCATTGGCGCGCCGGGGAATCCTCTGCCAGTTGCACCGCCCGACGCACCGCAGACGCAACGGCTAAACAGCGAACAATTTGTTTCCGCCGTGTTCGATTTGTTTTTTACTGACTTGGTGCAGCAGGATTTTACGGTATTGGCCGACAATATCACCGCCGCAGGTCGCGCGCTGGCCGTCCAAGACCCGGCAAACAATGCCGATCTGGCGCTGTTCAAGTGTGACGAAATCACATTCAGCGGCGGCAGTGGTGACGCCAATCAGGACGGCGATTTTTGGGAGGACGTTTTGAACCTGACGCTATATGTCCGGGCGGTGGCGGACACGGAATAAATTTATGAAAACATTCAGCATACCCGAACTGCGCGGCACACGCGAAAACGTGACCGCCGAAATCCAATCCAATCCAAACCTGACCGACAAGTGGAAAGCCGCCCTGTTGGAAACTGTTGCCGACTTCATGCCAGCTTTCAACGGCTTTCGTATTGATGCCCACGCGCATCAAATGGAAAGCCGTGTGCCGTTGCCGCTTTCGGAAGTGATAAAAAACAAGGACAAAGACGCGCCGACCGAGCGAGTGACGGGCGGGCTGATTAACATTAACATATCCCTTTCGGCCATCAATTTGAGCAAAGGCGCGGGGGCGGAATAAAAATGGACATTTAACCACTATTGAATATGGCCGACGAAATACAATCTCCCGAACCCGCCGCAATCACGCCGGAACAAATCGCCGCCGATTTGAAGGCATTCCAAAAGCTCGTCAAGTACGCTGAACGCAAGGAATTCTGGAAGGCGCATCCGACCATTCAAGGGATTGTCAGTGAAATAAATTTCCACGCATAATTTTATGGCAATGATTCCCGAAGTACAAACAGGCACAGCAAAACTTTTTGGCATCACGAACAGCGGCACCCCGATTGCCATCAATCTTTTCGCCACATTCGTCGCCCAATCCATTGACCTTGCGGATAACACGCGAGTCAAAGAGGAACAGGACGAGACGGACTTTGATGTGACGCTGATTTTCACGAATCAAAACATCGAAGGCCGGCTGACGATTGAGCCTGCCGGGGCGACCCGCACCGCCGCCGCCGCCGTTGCTGTTTTCCTGACTCCCGGCGCCGCCGTTCAACTTTCCAATTTCAAGCTGGCCGCTCTGAACAGCAATTACTGGATTTACATGGGCAAGGAACGCATCATGCTGAATTTCCAAGACGAGGCCAAAATCGAACTGCCAATCCGCCTGTACGCGAATGCGACTCAGGCTCAGGCATTGTCCACAACCGTCGTCGGATGATTTTGAGTGTACGAAATACTCTTTGCGCAAGCCGTCCTGCCGGCTCCGGTGCAGGTGTTTGGCCGGGAATTAAAAACGTATTCCCTCGGTCACGAACTCTGGTTTGAACGCCAAGACCTTCTGCCCGTCACGGCCCTGAATGTTTCAACTGCGGCTTTTCTCTGCCTGCAAAACGCATCGGAGATTTCCGGCATGAACCGTGATTTTTTAATCCGGTTGAAGCTGAAAATCTGGAACCGGCATATCAGGAAATTCAACCTGTTCAATGAATTCAAAAAGTTTGAAGCCTATCGCACCGCCGGTTCACTTGAACTGCCCTGCCAGTCGCCGGCCCAATCGTTTGATGCAACGCCCTCACGGTTTCTCGGATCGCCCTTTTTAATCCGGCTGGAACAATTCCTCGTCTTGCATTTCCGGCTGACAGAAGGGCAGGCATGGGATTATCCGTTCGGGCTGGCGAAGATGCACTACGCGACTTGGATGGAGGACGCCCGGCGCATGGAGGTCAAGAACGAATCTGATTTGAAGGTGGACGTCGAGCGCGCGAAATGGATGGCCGAACACCCGGACGACGGCATTGAGATTTTGGAAAAGGAGGTCGCAGATGCCTAGCCTCATGGCAGTTTTGGGTTTGGACAAAAGCCAGTTCACCGCCGGGCTGAACTCGGCGAAGGGCGAAGCGCAGACAATGGGAGCATCCATCGGCGGTGCGCTATCGTCAGCCATCGGTGGGGCGTTGACTCTCGGCGGGATTTCGATGGCGTTCAATTCCATTCTGACAAAAGTGGCCGACATAAAATCCGAAGCCATCCAGACCGGGTTTGATACTGACTCAATTCAGAAATTCGATTTCGAGTTGCGGCAGATGAACATTGAAGTCACGTCCGGCAAGGTCGGACTTGGCAAGTTGAACGAGCTTATCGGTCAGGCGGCGGTGGGCGAGGAAAAGGCGGTGAAGGTGTTCGCCCGGTGGGGCATTTCAACGGCGGGGAAAACCAACGCGGAAATATTTGCGGAAATCCAGCAGTCAATCGCCGCCACAACCGACCCGGCCTTGCGTGTGGCCGAGGCAATGGAAATCTTCGGTCGCGGCGGGCGCGAGCTTCTGCCACTGCTGACAGCCAGCAAAGAGACGCTGGACGGCATGGCCAATCATGCGCCGATTATTTCAAAGGATGACATCGAAAGCGTTGACCAAGCAAAAAGAACGCTGCAAGGAGTAAAAGACAATTTGATTGTTGCGGGAGCCAAGGGGGTGGGCGGCGTGGCCGGCGCAGCAACACTGCTCGGCGCAACCCAAGACGGCCAGTTTCTCAAAGGCGAAACTGGATTGGGCGGCGGCGGAGAAGATAGGATTTATTATCCCGCGCCGGAAATAAAGGGACTCAAAGCCAAGCGCGCCAAAAAATCCTACGAAGCTTTTGAAAAGGCTACGTCCGGCGGCAAGAAAGAAACGGCGATGGATAAATTCATGGGCGCGGACACTTCATTTGACCCGTTCAGTCTTATAACGCAATCATTGCAGGGCGTTGTTCATAAAGCCTCAATGGTTAAACCGGAACCGAAAAAGGAATCTCCCGGAGAATCGCATCGCATTAACCGCATGATGGATTTGAGTTCAATGCAGAAAATCGGCGCATACGCCGCCGCGCCACCGGGGTATTTGGAAATGGTTCGGGCTTCGCTTTCAACGGAAAAGCACATTGCCAGCATTGACAAAAAAACAAACGCGCGGGGAACCTCGCCAACCCAATACTGATATGCCCGTCAACGGAACAGCACCGATTAAGAAAGGCACGCTTGGGCCATTTCAAAAGCCCTACACGCTGCGCTTCGACCCGCGCTCCGGCCAGACATTGAAGCTGAAAAATCTCGGCAACACCGCCGCTTTGCTTTCGCTGGTGGCGTCGGCTCAGTCGCAGGGCGCGACGGGCGATTTCACCGTTGACCCGGTTATGTCCACGCTCGAAACCGAGACGCCAATTCAAGGCATCACGATCAACGGCGTCACCATTGCAGATTATGTTTTCGACCAATGGGAAATTGAAACGAATGAATCCAGCGAATCAGTTTTTGGCGACCCGCGCGTGCAGGCGAACATATCTTCCAACGACCGGGCGGTGATTGCGCGGGCGATTGCGGACGGCTCAACCCTGACCGCCGCCGCCGCATCATGCACGACTGACGGCGTTGGTGCAAATTGGCCATCGCCGGTCACAACCTTTGTCGCGCCCACCGCCGGGCAATCACTGCAACTCTACAATGAGATGATGAAGATGCAGGACGCCTGGGGGCCGTTCACCTACGTTTTGCGGCACACGTCAAACACGAACGCGCAAAGCACCTACAACGTGGCCGACAACAACGTCAACCAGATTTATAACACAGCGCAGCTTTTGAGCGAAGTGCAATCAAGTTTTCTCTGGACGTATCCAATCCCGTCCCGGCTCGTCACCAAGATTAACAACATCCCGGTTCAATATGCCGAGACAAACGAAGCCGCATATTATCTGTGGGGCTGGAAAAAAAGCGCGAGCCGCGAACAAATCAACGCGCAATTCCGGGTGGATATTGTGACCGAATATGTCTTGGCTCTGTGGTCAACCATTCGATATGCGCCGGTCTAATTCAAAAATGAATTTTTCGATTACAGGAATTTGTCCGGGCAAAACGCGGGCGCTAAACCAAACTTTGCCGTCCGGCTTTCGCCCGGCCCCGGCCCTTTTCCCGCCATGCTGTTTTTTTGTATTTTTCATGGACGCGATTCTAGCCGTTGTGAATCTTGATTTCAACACTATTTTCAAGTTGCATAATATGGTTTTTGCCGGTTCAACCCATACGCTCTATACACCCATAAAATCAACCGTTTTCAAGTTAAGGGGCGTTTTTGTCCAAAAGGCACAATCCTACGCAAAGCAATCCCGAACGCTCATATCGACTCCTAGAGCGAAATCCGACCTTGAAACACCCCTGTCAGCATACCTCCCTCCGATAAAAACGCGCCACAACTCATTTTACGCGCAATATTTTTGCGCAAAACCCCTTGAAAGCTCGAAAACAGCATGAGAAGCTGGAATTCACCCTCCCCAACCGGCAACGAAAATGAAACAACCTTTGCCCAGGGGGTTGCCCGCAAGCTCAAATCCGAATTGCAGTTTTACGATTCGACGACCGTTCGCGTCGAGCAGACTACGCGCGGGGTAAGATTTCACGCGCGACCAGCGCGGGGGACTTCGGCCCCGGCATCGGTTGGAAACATCAACATGCGCGGGCTATATAATCCCGGCACGATTTACGCGATGTATGACGGCGTGATTCTTGGCAGCGGCACGTCCACCGGCTGGTACTGGTCCACGATGGCTAACAACACGAACGCACCCGATTCCGGCATCGGCTGGCTCCAGATCGGGTCGGTTCAAGGTTTGGTTTTGTGAGTTATGGCTGTCACGCCCGGAAATATTCTTTTGCAGGCCGACATGAACGCGCTGGCGGCGCTGGCCAATGGGAAGTCGTCTTTGCCGCATGACGCCCGTTGGTTCTCAGACACTTTTGGAAATCCTTACCAAGCGTATTTTGTTCAGTCGGTCACAATCGTCGCGCCGGGAACCGGGTATAATATTGGCGACGCGCTGGTTGACCCAGGCAATATCTCGTTTGTCGGCAATGGTTGGGCGGCGGTGACGGCCGTAAATGCCACCGGCGGCGTCACCGGACTGGAAATTACCTACAACTGGATGTTCCCCGGCGAGCTGACCAATCCGGTCGCGCTCTCCAATAAATCCGGCAGCGGCAGCGGCGTGACGGTGAACATCGCGTGGCTGACTCCAGCGGCGGTGAATTATTCCTTCACGCGGCCCGCGAATGCGCCGCCCATATTCTACAATCCGTTCGTTTTTAGTTGGATGTTTGAGTTGACCAGGTTACGCGCGAACCTAGCCACATTGTTCCCGCCCGATACCGGCTATGATTACACCATCCCCGACCCGAGGATTTTTATTTCTGGTCCATGGCCGGTCAGCCCGACCATTCCGTATGATGGTGGTGCAAACTATTTCACCAGCCAGGGGCCGTGGCCGTACAAAGATCTGGCTTTTTATTTCGCAGATCCGGGCAATGCCGTTACGGTGACTTTTCTTGCGTCGGTTACAGTCATGTGGCCGTTAAACGATCCTGCTCCCCAAACAAAAACTGAAATTGGCCCCATATCATGGTCGAGTGCGGAAGCAGTGCCTGGCATCCACAATTCAAAAAGCATCTTGAAAATTTCCGTCGGGAACGTCGCTGATTTTTATTCGCGGGTGACCACTTCAACGCCTCCATTGCCGACAATTGTGATCAATGGCGGCTTCACCATACAGGATGGCAATGGCAATCCCGTTGTTGGTTTCTGGGCAGCAACAACGTTTTTTTCAAACCTTAATCCCGTGCCAACCTCGGCGATGCCTTGGAACATCACATTCCAGCGTGGAGGTGTCAGCGTTGGCATCGGGGCTGGGAGTGAGGACATTGGCGCGGGCGATGAAGGTATTGGGGCGGGTGATTTGGAGGCGATTATCGCCAGCATCTTGTGCAACCCGCTGATTGGAGTTCCCGCTTTGATTGGAACCAATTCGTTCCCGCGCCTGAGTTACGACCATTCCTTGCCGCTCGAAGAACAATACGAGCCGCCACGATGGAAGGCGTCTTGCTGGTTTGATGCCGGCAATACGATCTGGGACTCGAACGGCAACGTGCAGACCTGCACGACGGCCGGATTGACCGGACTCAACGAGCCGGGGTGGTCGCTTTCTTTGAACTCGACGCTGACTGAAACGGTTGCCGCGCCGGCAACAGGTGCGACGTGGACGTTGACGCAGAAAGTTAACACTGGCCTGCCGGATACTTGGGGGGAAGGAGTCTTTTACGAGCGCGGCGATACTGTGCAGGACACTAATGGCAACACGCAGACGGCGGAAAGTTGGTTGCCGCTCACGCCGTGTTCGCTGTCTGATTTCACAGCCTATTGCACAGACTCGAACAATAACACGCAGCAACTCGTCACGGCGGGCACGACCGGCGCGACGGAGCCGGTGTGGAATACGGTGCTGAACGGTTTGACGAATGACGGCTCCTGCGTCTGGCAGTTGGTTTATAAAGGCTCGTCCATGTATAGCGGCGCGGTCGAGCCGACGTGGAGCAAAACGCCGGGCGCAATCACCAACGACTTCATGGTCAACTGGAAACTGACCGCAGCCAATCCCGGCAAGATGGTCACGCCGGCCATGCACCGGCAGTTGCTGAACACCGGCGCGCTGCAATCGCAGCCCAAGTACCCGGCCTATTGGTTCAGCGAAACGATTGCGCGGCTCATGCCGCCGGCCGGCGCCACGGACGCCGAACGGACGGTGTTCGGAACCGGCAGCCAGTGGACTCAATGGCAGACCAGTAACGCGATGGACGGCTGCTGGATTTACAGCATGGCCCTGAACCGGCTCGGGACGCCAGGCGCGGTAAGCCTGCCGCAATCCGGCCAGGTGGCCGTGACGCTTGGCTGTATGCGTAACGGGTCATTTGTCGCCTTCGGCACCTACAACACGGGCCAGAAAATAAATGTGCTCTGGCCCATCTTCACCAGTGACGCACTGGTGTATCAATGCAGTGAGCGCGTGGACGTGCAGGCATTGGCCATCCAAAATGTCAGCCAAGCCTGGGATGTCAGCCATCCGCTTTGCGCGGCGCACATCAATGACACAATAGCGTTACTCAACGTCATCACCTAAAATGAAAACAAAAATCCTGCTCCTGGTTTTACTCTCAACCCTCAACCTTCCACCCGCAACCGGCTTTGGGCAGACCAACCCGCCATACGTGGTGGACATCATCACCTTGCATACGAATAATGGTGTCGTCACCAAGGGCGACACGCTGCCGGTTGCGTTTGGAAAAGTAAATTCCAACGCGGTGTGGTTCCAATTGCAGCTTGCTGCCGGCTTAACCAATGGCAGTGGCGGCGGGGTGACGAATGTGATTCCGACCAACGGAGTTTCCATCGTCATCGGGAGCACGCTGTTTTTGAACACGAATGGATTGAGTGGTGGAAATATCAATGGCACCAATCCAATTTTTACCAATTCAGTAACCATCGTTAATCCCAATGTGGTCAATTACTCATTGTTATCAGTAACGGTGTCGGGCTACAGCAACGCCTGTATCAACGGAACATACACCAATGATGCAACAGCTTGTGTCTTGACCAATCAGTGCGGTTTCATTTTCAGTCTAATTAACCCTGATGGAAGCGGAACAATCAATGGTGGCGCAACGAACCTTAACACAATGGTATGCCTTGCAGCAATGATTTCGGGAGTAACGGTCAACACAAACATGAATGGCCTGTATCTTCAACAGGCCGGACAGATAGTGCTGAACAACGTAAATAACGGATCATCTACTGGCACAAATTATTTTCAGCTACACGTTGATGCGTCATCATTAACCATGTTTTGCAAGCCAGCAAACCTTGGATATCAAACGGGAGTGTTTTCAATAACAAATATAAACACATCTTTTACAATGTTGACGATGGGTAGCCCTTACGTATTAAACGGAGCAGGATATTGGCAGTCAACCCCACAACCGAATGTAACATTCTTTATCACAAATACTCCGGCGCAGTTTATTCCAAGCTTTATGTGTAATACCCACCCCACACCAATTGCTGGTGGAAGCTCAACGGTCAGCTTTCCCTATGCTATTATCCAAGGTAACGGAACTGAAACAAGTGGGGTTTACACCAATTATACCATTACAGTTGTCAGCGGAAACAGTGGAATAAACACGCCCAAACCAACCAGCTACATTGGGCTTCAAACAGATTGCTGCAATCAAAACGCATTGGGTGGGGCGTACGGCGGGTGGGGAATTTACGACCCGCTTCAAAACCTATGCAAAATTGTGGTTACACCAACCCAAACGAATAACATCTGCAACTGCTGCTACCCAACAAACCTCGCCCCAGTCGCGCCACTGTCGCCACCATGATTACTACAATGAAAAACACACTGATATTATTCTTTGTCGTATTGGCCGCCCTGACCTGTCACGGTCAGACGATTTCAAATCCGGTCTGGAGCACAAATTATCTGTCGGTGGTATTGCAGGTATCCCCAACCTCACAACTACTTGCCAATGGCCTTCCAGCATTCACCGGACTGAACGGACGCGGACTGACAAATTGCTCGTTCTCGTTTTACACGAATTTTTCACTGAACACCCCATTCACAAACTCAAGTCTCTTGACGATGAGAATGACCGTGCCGGTAATTGTCACCGAACCGGCAACCACTTTGGGGTATGCGCGGATCAGCGTTTTCACATCCGCTCCCGGCGGTGGATGGTTCAGCGTTGGGAACTGTGAAATTTCCGGCGGCATAACTTCGGTCCTGCAAACCAACCAAAGCGTTTTGACAATCCAAGCCGGACCCGGCATGGCCTGGGCGGTGTCAAATTCCGTTGCCGGTGCCGGATACACTGCCGGATTTGATTTGACCGCAACCAACCAAGTCACTTTCAGCCCGTGAAATAATGGACATTTGACCATATTTGAATTTATGAAGAAACTTTTGCCCGTCCTTTTTGCCCTGTTTTCTTTGGTGTTTTTCGCGCGCGCGCAGACTGCAAACGTGCTCGTCAGCTTGCAGGATTTCGTTTCGACGCCGCAGATTTACCAGGCCGTGACATTGACCCCGCTCGCTCCGTATGGTCTAAACGGCTCGACGATTGCGATTCCGAATGCGAGGACGTTTTTGACCGGCACAAATTCCAGCGTCACGTTCAGCAATACGTTGATGGGTTACACTTACAAGCTTTCCATCAAGGCAAACAATTGGAACGAGAATGGGAACGAATTTGACATAACGCTGGCCTTCCCGGTTAGCCTTGCCGGGACAAACACGATCAATGCTTCGTCTTGGACGTGGTATAATTTTATTACGCTCGGCCCGGTTTCCGTTACGCCCTACGCGCAGAGCAATTTGGTTTCGCTCTCGCAGGTTAATCTCGCGGCCAGCAATGCGCAGGCGCAGGCACAGAACTTTGCGGTTCTGACCGATCAGACAAATTCGGCGAAGTATCAACCGGCATCCACAATCCTGACCAATCTGGCCGGGACTGGCGCGGTGACAAACCTTGCCGCCGGCGCGGGCATTTCCGTCACCGGCACAGGGGGTAATCTGACCATCGCGGCAACGGGGGCGGGCGGTGCGGCAACGAACGTCTTTGTCGGTCCGGGTGCGAATGTGTCCATCACAACGAACGGGCCGGGAAGCTGGACGATTGCGGCGAACTCTCAAACGAACGGATTCACTCCAATCGTCCTTACTCAGCCATCGGCTTATGATGCGGCGAATGCGGCAAAGAACGCAACGAACGGTCTGGGATTGGCGGCATTCACTTCTCCATCAGCTTACGACCCTTCCGGCTCGGCCCTGGCCGGCACAAACACGCTTTGGGGTTGGGCCTTGTTATTGTTCCAAACGGCATCGGGATTTTCCACTTCAACGAATCTCTGGTGGGGGAACACGCTTGGACTGGTTAACGCCCAAAGCAATGCCGCCGTTGGCTCTGCGATAACCGGCGCACAGTCCATCATCAATTCGAGCAATGCGCTGACGTTGAACCGAGAGTTTGCTTTGAGCAACGCAGCGGCGGCGAACGGCGCATTGATGGGAGCGTCCTCGGCGCAGGTCACGCTTGGACTGACGAACACTTCCGTTATGACGGCGATGAACGCGGCGAGCAATGTCAACGCGCAAGCCAACGCCGGGACATCGAATTCGATACCGGCTGCGGTGCAGGCGGGGATATTCTCTAGCACAACGAACGCTCCCGGCCTGAGCGTCGGCTATTCCGTTTCCGCCACGAACGCGCCGGACGGGAATAAAATTGCATCGCTGACGCAAGTGAGCGCCGCGTCCAACACGGTTGCAAATTTGATTACTACTTCACTTGATCCCGGCACGAATGCGGTTCTCGGCTGGATTGCGGCAACGAACGCAACAATGGTGACTCAACTCGGTTTGACCAACACGGCGATACAGGTTGCGGTTACGGCTCAAAGCAATGTACTTGGTGCGACTATAATTGCTACGAATGTTTCAACGGTTGCGCGCGAGCTTGTCGTCAGCGCGGCGGCGGCTCTGGCCGCAACCAATCCTGTTCCGACATGGATTAACACGGCCAGCAACGGAGTGAACAGCGCCGCACTTGCCCGCGAAAACTCTTTGCTTTCCTCAACGAACGGCGCGGCTAACAATCTGACCCTGAGCGGGAATTTGACCAACGGCACAATGACTTTGTTCGCGCCAAACGCAAACTATCTCGGCGTGTCCGGGCCGGGTTGGGGCGGGTATGCTTTAGTGACAACCGGCGTCTTTACCAATTGTCAGCAAAACGGCTGGTCAATAAATATATCGGGTTCAACTGCGGTTCTGGAAAGCAATATGCAAACGATTTCGACTCTGACGAATGGCCCGATTGGAACATTCGTAAATGGGTCGGTCTGTTGGACTGGATACACGGAACAAACTAGCGGGCGGCAGTTCGTTGGAGAATTTGTTGCAACGAATTTAACGGCGCAATGGCGTGGAGACATTGGAACTTATATCACTGCGGTTAGCAACCATTTTAACACGTTCCCTTATGGCAATGGAAATTACTCAACGCTGTCGGGCTACTCTACTAACAGCGGCTCCGCAGCCACGGCGATGAGCCTTTCCAAAGTGTACTCTGGTATAAATGTGGCATTTGTGGATTGTATAAATGGAAGTAATTCAGTTGCGCAGCTTGGAAATGAAACATATCCGTTTAGAGATTTCTCGAACGCGGTGGCGGCAATTGCTTCTGGGGGTGTTGTTGTTTTGACACCAGGCCAGTCGAATTTGATTGGGAGCCTTGTGTCAATCTCCAATGACATCACGATAATTGGATGTGGAGCTTGGGTTGTCAACACAAACACGTCCAACCCATCAATTTTCGACGTGAAGGGATTCAATACAGTTTTTACAATTATTGGCGGGGCTTATATGTCTATGGGCGGAAATAGCTATGGAACTCAGTTAGGAGTCGATTCCACCAACGGTGACATTAAGCTTTACAATGCTAACTTTTTTGGGGTAACAGATGGAATGCAGTGCTATGGTTGGTCGAACCACGTTTATGCCGTTGGCTGTGATTGCGAATCTTATTGGGACACGTCGAGTGGTGGAAATCCTACGGATAGTGGATTATTTCAAAGCTGTAAATTCCATTCAAAGGCGGACCCGGCTCACAGTAATCCCAATGGGACTGAACTAGACTGCGTTTCTCATTCTGGCGGTAGTTGGAAATATCAAGCCTGTGATTTTTGGTCGTCAAATGCCGTGACAATAAACTTTGGAATTTTGAATAGTGGGGCGACTATTGAATTAGACAACTGCTCGCTGGAAATTGGCAGCACGAACTCGGGGGCAGCAATCCTGTTGTTTTACTCCCCCCTCCCACCAGCCGGAGCGATAACCATATTTAATAATAGCACCGTCAACGGCCAACTCTACAACGGGACCTATGTCGATGGTTTCCTTACGAATACCGGGGTTCCCTCAATTCTGTCTCCGGTCATGTCTCCAAACGTGACTTCATTCGCCGGCACGTTTTATTCGTTGACTATATCTGGTTCAACCAACGCATCAGTCAACATCGCCCCCTATCTTCCGGGCCCTAGCTTTGGTCATCCAAATGTTTATGTTTGGACAAACTCGGCTGGAATATGCGTAGTTTCCAATGACCCTGGAGCCAGTGGCTTTTACATAGTGGAAAGAACAAACGATATTAACCAACAAACAGGGAACGTTTTACTGGTACCCACAATTCGGCAGGCGTCAACCCCTCCTTGGGGTAATTTGTCCGACTACACAGACGCAGCCAGTGACACCAATGTTTTTATTTTTCCCTCCGCTCTGCAATATATTCCGGCTTGTTCAGTCGGAACTAACTTCATCGGCAACGGCTCCGGGCTGACCAACATTACGCCCGCCTCGATTGTTGGCGCGGCTACAACCAACTACACCATTACTGCCGGGCCGACATTGTATATTACGAATGGTCTGATTATCAAAATCCAATGACCCGCCCACTTACCATCATTTTCTCAGCCGTGGTCCTAATCGGTGGCTTCTTCTACATCGGATATGTAGGAATGCAAGAAGATTTGCCACCCAGCACACAAGCCCAATGAAGCTCAATCTTACCATCCTGTTTTGCGTCCTGATTGCTGGGTGTTCAGCGCCTCAAGTCAATCCGGTGGCGTCAACGCCACCCATGCCACAGGTTGCGGTTCGAGCTGCCGCCGCCAGTCCGCAGGCTATGGCGATGCAGGCCGTGGTAATATCCACGACCAATGTTACTGACCCGCAAAACCTATCCGTCACGACTACCGGCAATCAGCCCGTCTCGTTGTTCGTTCGGTCGAGCAATGAGTGGTTCCAGGTGTCGCCGGATTTGGTGGCTTGGCAGAATCTTTCGCGGTTAAAGTCGGATATTACCGTGGCGTGGAGCGCGAGCACGGACACGAACGTCACGGGGTACAATGTTTATTACGGCACTGGAAGTGGTGAATATACCAGCGAGGTATATGCCGGCACAAACACATCCTTGACCATTCCCGGCCTGTTCGAGGGAACTACATATTATTTTGCGGCGACCTGCCTTGCTGCCGTCGAGGGAGTGGAAAGTCCGTTCTCAAGTGAAGTGGCCTACGCGCCGCCGATTGTCGCGCCAAGGTTTATCATTCCATGACCATCATCCTCCAAACATTTTCACAGTTGCAAACGGAAATCAATGAAATGGAGAACCTCCGGCTTTATTACGAAAGCCGGATATTAGCAAAGCGCATTGCCATGGCTGAAATCGTTCACAGCGCACAATGTCAGCAAGACCAAATTGCCCGCGTTGACGACGCGCCCGCCGCCGCAGCATCGCCGGTCCCGGCCAAACGCCAGGCGAGCGAGGAAACCCGCCTCAAGATGAGTGAAGCCCACCTGAAGCGGTGGGAAAAGCGTAGGCTTCAACAAGCGAACCAAACTAACGGGGTGAATGGATAATATGAACAAAATAAATTGGACAGCGGTAGCAGCAAGCATTGCAACCGGCCTGCTTGGATTCTGTGTCGCCTTGCTGACCGTGCATTTAACTTTGGCCGGCACGCTGGCGTCCCTAGGTAACACCATAGCCCGCCATGACGTTCAAATTGGCGCACTGGCAGATGCACAAAGGAGCGAGGCGATAAACCGGGCTGCCGGGGATGATTTTGTATCCCGACAAATTTCAGATGACCGCGTTCACAACGACCGGGCTATAACCGAACTGGTCGAGTTGCAGGTAGCAACGGTTAAACACGCCGACGAATTGATTTCAATGTTGAAGCTGCAAAGACAATTCGACACAAAACCAAACTGAACTGATGAATCCAATTCTCGCCTCTTTTCTTGGCAGTCTCCTGCGTTACGCGCTGATGTTGCTCGTTCCCTATTTCGTCAAACACGGCATCTTCACGGAAAGCGTTGCTGAGGGATACGTCGAGGCCGCCGTTGCTGGCCTGCTCGCGCTTGGCTGGTCGTGGTGGAAGATTCACGGCAATCGGGTCAAGTTGCTCACGGCGCTCGCCCTGCCTGACGGCGCGACCGAGAACGACCTTAATGCTCACATGGCTTCTGGTGCAACTGCTCCGAGCGTCCTGACGCCGCCCAATGTCGTGCCGGTGTCAGTGCCAACATTTCAACCAACTCAACCAACTCAACCAATTCAAAAAACACCATGAAAACCAAACTCAAACTCATAACGGCGATGGCAGTTCCGCTGGCCATCGGTTTTACAGCACAGGCACAGACCAACAATACCTTGCCGACAATCGGCGGCTTGATCAGCACGTTCAGCTTGTGGGTCAGCAGCTTCGATACGAACCTGTCCTACCAGGACTTCATTGTTTGGGACGGGCCGGTGTACCAGAAGAACGTCAACATTATGAACGAGTTCGGCGCGAGCTACGATGTATGGCGGCAGAAAATTAGCACGAACAACACCAGTCTTGCCAGTGTCGGCAACAAGCTCGGCGGGCAGTTGTTCCTCGCACCTGAAGGCAGGTTCCGGCAAGCGAACATCGCCGGGGACTGGGTGAGCATGGGTGGCGGTCTTGAGTTCGGCTGGATGAAGTACGACTTCCGCTCCGGCGCTTTCATTGACGGCGTTTACCTGAACAACCCGGAGGCGTTGGGCCGTCCGCATTCTGAGCGTGAGACAGCGGAGTTCGGACTGTTCGCTGACAAGATGCTGAATAAGGCGACGGCGGCTGGAATCTTCGTCAGTGACCAATTGCACCAGAGCGCGCCATTCTTCGGCGTGAATTTGAACGTGTCGTTCGGCAACGGCACAGGATTCCTCGGCCTGTTCTGATTTTGGGTTAGGGTTGGCCGGGGCGGGACGTTTCACCCGCTCCGGCTTTTCCTTCCGGCACTACATTTTAATCGAAGCAACCAAAGCCGCGCCCGCGCAGCCCAACAAGGTCCTATCATGAAGATTTTAATTTGGACGGCAGCGCCTTCCGATTTCGTCGAAGGGGCCATTGACTTTTTAACGCACGGCCCGGCGCATCATGTCGGGTTCTTGAGGTCAAACGGACTGGTGCATGAATTGTATCCGCCGAAGCTCCGCGACCGCGCCATTTCTGACGATGAAAAGAAGATCGTCCAGGTGTTCTCGCTGGCCGGGTTGCCGCCCGAACTGGAAGCCAAATTCGAGCGGCTGTTTGACTTGGACAATGAGGCCGGGATTAAATACAGCGATGCGGATTTGTTCCGGTTCCTGTTCAACGAGGAAATCCCATTCGACCTGTCCGGCTACTGCTCTTGGTACGTCATGCGCTGCATCAGCATGTGCGCTCCGATGTGCCTTCCGCTGGTCAGGTGTGAAATCGGTCAGGTCAGTCCCCGCGATCTTTACATTTCACCCCGGTTAATTGAGGAAGGCTGGCCATGCTGACATTTGCCATCGCTATTTTCCTGTTCTCAGCCTCGGCACTGATGCTGATTCTGGCCATGTTCTTTTTGAGGAAGTAATGGGGTGAACACCAGCCTTCTGGCGCGTCGGCAGATGGTCATTTTTCCTGCAACTCGCCAGACCCCTCCCCGCCGAGATCAACTCCCGCTCGCAACTTGTGCGCCCGGTCAGCCTCGACGCGGACTACCATTGCCGCTCCTGCTGCCATCGCTTCGATTACCACCTCCACTGGAACTTGCGAAGCGCACGCATGGGCAATGACGAACTTCACGGCGGCTGGCTTGAAATCGAATTTCATCTTTCTATCCTTACCGATACTGCGAGTCTCCAAACGCGAATTTGCTTTTGATGGATGCCGCTTTCTCTCCCGTAAAGATGGCCGAAATAGAACAGCGTTGGAATGTGTCCGCCAAACCAACCGACACGCACACGGCCGCCGATTTCAATTCCGGTTCTGGTGAAGCCGACTTGGCGAGTGTCCCCTGACGGCAGGTAACGCTCAAAATGGTTGATTTTATTGGGTTTTAACATGGTCAAAAAAGTTGAAAATAGTTGTTGACGAATATACGTTAAGCGTATAACGTATGGTCAGACAGTGAGAGTTAAACCAACTCACTAAAAAATGAAATTGGAGAAAAATATGAGCCTTGCAAAAACGACAATAGACGGCAAAGAGGTCAGTTACAACACCGACACCCACCTTGTTGAGACGCGCAGGAGTCTGCCGTCCATACGCACAGCGCAGCGTCAGGCAGGGTGGCTTGTCAGTGAGGTGCGGCGCAGCGGTCAAGGGTGCTACATGTCCAGCAGGGCAGAGGTGCTGCGTCCGCTTTACCCGCGAGAGGTAAAGGCCAGAGCCGCACAACAGCAAGCGGACAAAGCCGCCGCCGATGCCAAAGCAGCCGAGTTTAACTCGTTTGCGCCAGCCGTCCAAGAGGCGCTGGTAAACGCTATATGTTTGCGTAAGGGCAAAGTTCGCGTGCCGGCTGAAGTTTTTACCAAACACACAGGCTTGACGTATGACGGCAAGTCTCCTTACGGCCCGCGCCTGGGAAAATTTTTGGTTAAGTTCGGCGTTGCGCCGGAAAAAGTCCGCGAAGTTATTGGCCGCCATGTCAGCGGTCTTAAACCTTGGTAAAAAGGTCACGGCGCACAGTTTGCTCTGTGCGCCGTGCGACTGCGAGAGCCTTGCAAGGCAGTCGTGGTCGGTGGCCGTAGCCAAAACAAAATATGAACTCTCAAGACTATAAAGTCCAGCGTAAACTTCGCGGCACACAAGCCGCCGTTGCCGCGCTGCTTGGCGTTCGCCAAGCCACGATTTCAGACCGCGAAAACGGCGGGGAAATAACAACCGAGGCATGGCTGGCGCTGTGCGCTCTGCCCAAAGCGCGAAAGGTTCGCCGTGTATAACTTCAAAGACTTTGACGCACAATTTCCTGACGACGCGGCTTGTCTGGACTTCATTTTCCGCGCCCGCTTTGCAAACCACGTTTGCGAGTGCGGGAAGTCCGGCGGGTTCCACCGGCTGACGAAGCGCCGGAAGTATTGTTGCGCTTGGTGTGGCGCACAAATCGCGCCGACAGCCGGAACGATTTTTCACAAGTCGGAGACGAGCCTCAAAAGTTGGTTCTTCGCCATTTTCCTTTTCGCCAAAAGCAAAAACGGAGTGGCGGCAAAAGAGTTGGCGCGGCAACTTGGCGTCACCTACAAGTGCGCCCACCGTATGGGACACAAAATCCGCGAACTCATGGCCGCTGACGGCAACCTGTTCGCGGGCGTCGTTGAAGCCGACGAAACCTATATCGGCGGTGTCCGCAAGGGGAAGCGCGGGCGCGGAGCGTTGGGGAAAACTGCCGTAGTCGGAATTATCGAGCGGCGCGGCGGCGTGTGCGCAAAGGTCATGGACAGGGTTACAACCGCCGACGCGATCAAACTTATTCGCCTCAACGTCAAGCCCGGCGCGACTGTCCACACCGACGAATTTCCGATTTACAACTACGTCGGAAAGCTTGGCTTCGGCCATGAAGTTGTGAACCACGGGCGCAAGGAATACGTTCGCGGGCGCGTCCACACGAACACCATTGACGGCTTTTGGTCGCAAGTGAAGCGTTCCCTCGACGGGACACACCACAGTGTCAGCCCGAAATACTTGCAGAGCTACGTCAACGAGTTTGCTTGGCGCTACTCGCACCGTTTCGACGGCGAACTTTTCGCTTCGCTGGTCGCAAAGACGGGTTCGACGCCAGCCAAAGCAGCCGGAAAAACTTCGATTTAACTTTTGCCATGTCATCACTTTTACCATGTTTCAAAAATCCTGTTTACCTGCCGTCAGGGGACACTCGCCAATAATAATTGTCACTCGCTCGTCTTGCAATGCCTTCAAAGTGGAATGACGGACTTTGATTGCGAGTATGGCGTGTCCGTCAAAATCAACTGGAGCGTCAGGACAAAAGGAGGCGGCTTGCCCCTCGACTCGGATAACGCCAGTCGCTGAAATTGATTGAACGAACTTGCTCATTTGAATTGATAGTTTCTTCGGTTCAGTCGGTTGCACACAGAAACCCCAAGGATTTCTGATGCTTTGAATCCTCGTTTTTCTCGGCAAGATCACGCCGCAGGTTTTTGATGTCGGTTGCGAGTTGGCCGCACCTCGTCACTTCGCGGCCAAGATTTGAGTGGGCGAGCGCGTAGTTCGCGGATTTTTCTATCAGTTCGCGCTCAAGTTCGCGGGCGTGCCGTGCAGGCACATATCCCGCGCCGCCGATGGCGCGAAGATTTTCTTCGGCCAGATCGGTTCGTGGTGTTTCAGTCACTTCATTGTGCCGGATTGCCCTGAACACTTCTTCGCGGATGATGGCTTCCCATGCTGGCCTGATTTCATTTTGCATCGTGTGGTCATTTATTATGCTCCACACTTCGCCAAGTTGTCCACGTTGGCGGATGTCGCGTGATATGCGCTGAAACGCTTGCATTTCTACCGTGAAGTCTTGTTCAAGACTTATGGCATTTCGACGGTCTTTATCTTGCCGAAGTTCCTTGCAGAGGTTTGCCAGCGGGATATTCCCGCGTGTCTCCGGGAATTGATACGTCAGATATTCCCAAAGCCCTTCCACTGTCGGTCTTGATCTGTAGTCATTTTCACTCATGGTTTTATTTTGGTTGATTTCAATTCGCCGTCTAATCCTTGTTACACGGCTTCAAGTTCGAGCGCTTCTTTATCCACGCGGTCTGCGGTGTCGCGCAGGCGTTGAGCGTATTTTCGCTTGAGTTCTGATTGTGTGTGACCGTGCATTTCCGCCAGCGCAGCTTCAAGCGTCAGCGCGTGGCCTGACTCGCACGAGTCGCGCGTCGGATAGACATACCACCATGCGTGCGGGTCGCCCCAGCTGGCCTCTTTTATTTCCATCCGCAGTTCGAGGCGCTCATTTCGGCCTTCGTTTGCGTCGCGGAATCGCATCCAGATTTGTTCAGCGATGGCTTGCGCGGATTTGAGTGTCGCGGATTCCTCCGCAGTTATTTCGATTTTGTTCAGCTTCGGTTTCATATTCTTGCTTTTCGTTTTACTCGCGGTTCATCGGTGTCATACCACAGGTGAGCATGACCGGCCATGCAGTCGTTGTATTCGTCTATGGCCATCTCGTGCTCGATTTGTTCCTGTCGCGTCCGGCTGGCGTGCTTTGCTCGCGTGCAGATCGGGTCGCAGGTGTTTGTCTTGGGGTTTTGATTGCGGACTTTTGCTCCACATATCACACAAAGCCGTCTAACAAATCGCTGGACACGAATGGCTAGTGTCCCGGCAGTTTGTTTGCTGGTTTTGCGCTCGGCCTTTTGATTGGCCTCGCTGTCTGGATTTTCTCGATACGACTTCATATTCTTGTCTTTCGGACGAGCCGTTTGCATTTTCAAGTCTCTCGGCACACGCCCCGACCGGGGGAAGCCTCTAGCTGTATCGCCAGCATGACTTACAGTTGTGAAACAGTGGTAAAAAGAACCGTTCCACTTTTTAAGCCTCCCGGTTTGGCTATCCAGAGGCCATGTTTGTCCAGCCGTGGACATGCTATTAAGTCCAGAGCCAGCGCGGTCAAACCCTTGTGAAATTACACCGCACACCTTGCGGAGTGCGGCGGGACGGCAGTCGTTTGCACAAACACCCAACGGTACGCCGGGCAAGGTTTTGAGCCTTGAGGGAAACAACTGCCTAATCTGGCATCTCGTTTGTGCATTTTTACTGCCGACCCTTCCACGGGTCTGACGAGATAAATTTTGCACACTGTTCATGGCTTGTCAACCCTCTTTTCAAACTTCTCCACCACCCGCGCAAACCCCTCCTTGTCAGCCGGTGACAGCGCATAAAGCTCGTCCAGCATCAGCCGTGACCGCAGATTGGCGCAGGCCAGTTGACGGCAGGCCGCACGCAGTTCGCGCAGGGCTGCGGCTGTTTTGGGGAAGGGGGGCATCATATAATCTTTTTCAGGGTGATGATGGTTAATTCCGACTCAAGCGTTACCTGCGTCCATGCCGGAGCGCGGAAGCTGTTCAAGAGGGTTGCAAAATCCAACGGGCATTCGATTACGAATCCAGGATATTCGGCGTCGGCTTTTAGAAAGTCCAGACCCATGTCCGCAACGCGCTTCAATTCGAGTCCTTTTATCATCGCCTCAAATCTTTCTGTCGGCGTTTCAACCCAAACGGTTTTGCCAACTTTCAACCGCTTGAATTGAGCCTTTCCGCGAATGGTCGTGAACTCGTCTTTGGCCAGCTTGAAATAATTGTGTCTGAATTTTATCGGTTTCTCATTCATACCTGTTTAAATCGTTTTACAAACCACTCCTTCGCCGCCTCCGTTATGTTCCCGTCTTTCCACTGAATGAGCAACTTGCCGAGGCCGTTGTCGTCTAAAACCAGAACGGGGCTGGCATCTTCATCGCTGCGCCACTTGCCCGAAAGTTTATGGCTTTGGGCGTCGTGGCGGGAGATGAGCATGGCAGCGTATTTTGTCATAGGTTGACTGCGGTTAGGAATTCTTGGAATGAATAGACGCAAGCCCACTTGTGGCCCAGTGCGAGCAAACAATGCCGAGCTACATTCTGTTCCTTTGTCAGCTTTGCGCCCTTGCGTTTTACCTCAATCCAGAATGTTCTCCCATCCGGCGAAGCGCATATAAAATCTGGAACGCCTTTTAGTTGGGTCGTCCTGCAATCCATCCGACTGTGAACAAAATACCAGCGGCGGCGGATAAGCTCGGCAATGATTTTGTCATGCAGGTCTGATTCCTTACGAAAAGACGGCATTTCGTTTTCGCTACACTTCGGCGCAACCCTCGCCTCCATCTCCCTGAACTGTTCGGGCGTAATCATTAGCGTCGGTTCATTTCCATGCGCTTACGTGCCTTCGCCGCAACAGCGTTTGCGGAATGTCTTTTTGTCCAACGCATTACGTTTCCTTAGTCTTGTTTGGTGCGGCCTAATACATTGTTCGGCTGCTTTTCTTCTTCCGCTCGACGCCGCAGTAAAACATCGTGGAGATCATCACATCCGCCGCTTGTGTGGTCACCCCATACTCCACACCACGCGCACCATTTCTTTTCGGGCTGGTCTTGCGCTCCACCGTTGCCGCCAGCAGCCGAACCGCGCGCTGGAGAACAATCGGCACTACGCCTTGGGCCGGAGAGCACATGTTCTACTTCGGGAATTGTAATGTTGTCGCACATATTTTTCCTTTCGACCGTGCCGATGTCTCAGCTTGGTCGTTCGGCGGCACTAGCTGCACGTCACTTTCGACCTCGTTGCCGAAGGCGTGCCAGCCGTTTTCACGTTTGCGGCAGAACAGCTCGATCCTCGGGACGTCGCCGAGCAGTTCCACGATTTTGTCTTTGATCACGATTGGCTTTTCAGAGTGTCGCGTCAGCGGCTCGAAACAGAGTTGCGAGACGGCGTTTCCGACGCGCTTGGGTTTGCCGCGTGTTGCGAGCAGGCACACTTCCGAGTTGCCACGAGTCCAGCGCCCAAGCCCAAAGAAGAAGCCCGCATCGGATTTGTTTTTCTTCACCCACAGAAAGCCGATTGATTTGTATTTGAAGCCCCACGCCTCGATGACTTGCAGAGCTTCCGGCAGTAGCGGCCACGTCGCCCACATGAGAAGCACCGCGTCGTCAGCGGAGATTGACGCCACCGGCAGTGCTTTGATGTCCGCGAGGCTCATCGTGTTGTAGTGGCCTTCTGCGTTGCCATTGCACCCGGCGTCTTGGTAGCGCCAAGGCGGGTCGGCGTAGATCACTTGGTAATTCGACCGTGCCGCCGAACAACCGGATGGAGCAGAACCCGGCGGAGCGTCAGCAGTTAGAGAGTCAGTTTGCATATTGTTAGTCGTGGGTGGCAGCGCCGGGTCGCTCATCCGGAGCGTTCGGTGTTCACTGGCTCTTGCCATTCGGCTGTGCGTTTGTGACATCGCGGGCATTGCGCGGGCGATTCGGCTTCATCACCAAGGATTACGATGCGCTGGCAATGTTGACAAAACCAAAAGCCTGCGCTTGCCAACGCGGTCAGCGAATATTCTGTTTTCTCTTTAGTCAACATAGGTTTTGGGAACGTCCTCAGCCGATATTTTGGACGAAAAGACGCGGGCATATTCCGGCTCGTATTGGAGTTCGTAATTCTTTTTCCGAATGCGCCGCCCTTTGACAACCTTCATTAAAATATTTGTCTGTTCGTCGTTTGGTTCAAGGATTATCACATTGTGGGCTTCGTGTGCAACAACACGGGATTCGCGCAGCTTGCCCTCGTCGTTCAGTTGCGACAGGACGATAAACGGCAGCTTGGTTTGCTTTGCTAGGATTCGCAGCCCGCGCGCAATCTCAGCAACCTGCTGTTCGCGTGGCAGCATTGCATTGTCTGGGGTGATTATCTGGACATAATCCACGACCACAAGGCCAATTTTCTTTTCAAGTTTAAGTGCCTTCACGCGGTCTGATATTGAACTGACCGTCATGGACGCATCATCAAAAATCCACAACGGCAATTTGCAAAGCAAGCTGGATTGTGCTGCGATTTTCTCGACATCGCCGGTTTGAAAATAGCCGGTGTTGAAACAATTACGATTAACGCGGCAGTTATTTGAAATAAGCAGGTCAATGATTTCTTCCCTGTCCATTTCAAGCGTGAACAGCGCAACGCCGTGGCCGTTAGACAATGCGCCGTTTAGAAAATTCAAGGCCACCGTGCTATTGTGCGTCACAATAAAATTATCCGTAACATATAGGCCGTCTTTTGCCTCGACCGTTATGCACTGACAAAATTCTTTTCCGTCAGGCACTATACTGACAACAAGCCGAGAGCGGCGTGTTTGTGCCTGCCTCCATTTCTTTAGATTTTTTTTGCTGCTGATAGGGATTAGATCATTTGGAAATGTTACGCTGACTCGATATGCCAGATTGCCTAAAACTTTCTTTCCTTTATATTCACAAGTTGGCTGCTTCTCTTTTACCCACGCCATTCCACCAAGAGAAAAAACAATCCACTTTACCCCGATTGCCAATTGCTTGGAACAAGTAACATAATCAATCCTGCGATGAAAGGCCACATGGCCATCTGTGTCGAATAGTCCGCGAAGAAGTTCAAGCCTTTCCTCTGGCGAAGCATAAAGATAGCTGTCCGGTATGAACTTTGTGCTGCTTCCTGTGTTGTTCAAACCGAGCCGTCCGATTGCTTTTGAGGTTTCGCAAGGCTCATTATTTCTAATGCGGCGGCTAATCCCATAGGTTATACGATTAGAAACCTGTTGCACCTTATCTTTGGGCGAGATGAGTCTTGAAAGCTTTTCAACCACGTCTGTTTCTTCATTTGTAAATTTCACCCCTCCCTTTTTTAGCGATCCATCTCCCAACAGTGCTCCAAGAACCCAAGGGTGAATTTCACATTCACCACGAGGCGAGAACAAAACGGGGCCAACAAGCGGTATTGCATGGTTAAGCCGAAACGATTTTCTTTTAAGTCGAACCAATTTTAAAATTTCCGATGTTGTCTTTACTGTGGGAATACGATGGTTTTTTCGCTCAGTTAGCGAACTTGTCAACCAAAGATGGTCGGCTGTGCAGCGCGTCTCCCCGCCATCGCTAAACTTAATTTTGAAAACTTCTTTTTCCCCTTGAGGATGAATGGCAACCACCCTTGTTTTCTCCCCGTTTGAACCAATGACAAAATCGCCAGTGCGGATGTCTCCCATTTTCACAAATCCGTTAGGAGTTAAAACCATAGCTTCTAGTGGTTGTGCTTTTCCTTGGTTCGTCCCCGCCGCAATCACTGTTACCTGTCCCGGCTTAAATCCGCCCGTGTCAAAATCAAATTCGCCGAAACCGATTTGAACGCCCAGCTTTCCCCGATTGTTGAAAAGTTCCTCGTAACGCGGGATGGAGTCCAGAATCAGGCGGCGCATTGGCCGATCTTCGTTTATCGGGATTGAGATTCTGTTTTGGAGTTGTTCAATGTCGGCACCGGTCAGGGCTGGCACGGCAGAGTTTAGATAAAGCAACCGCTGCATTCCATCTCCGACCGCTCTGATTGTGCGGTGTGCGCCGGGAAGCCGGGACAAACGCGACGGGTTTTTGTTTGCTTGGTCAATCCCGAACGGTTCAAGAATATCCAAAACCGTCTTTGCGGTTGCGCGGTATTTTTCTTCCGTCTCGCAATCCACTAGAAGCCAAGCATGAGCCGACTTTCCGCCTGACATCAGAATTGCCGCAATAGGAAGTTTCAGTCTTTGAAACAATGCAAGCTGCGTTTCTATGCAAACCGCATCTGATTCCAACAGGACAAATCGCCAGCCGGTTACATCAGCGTCGGTTATCGCCCCCTCAAAACCGCTTCCGTCTTTGGTTGGATTCATTCGCAGCCATGCTCCGGCTTCGGATTTTGGAACGCCATTCTTTTTGAAATACTCAATCCAGTTGTCCCGCGTGTCGGTTTTCCCTTCGCCGGATGGATTAGCTTTCCCGTCTTTGGCCAGCGTGAACTTGCAAACGATGTTCAGCTTGTCGGTTGGCTGGTAAAGTTGCTCGAAAAATAAAATTGTTTCCTCTGCCGGTGTTCCCTTGAAAATTATCGGGCTGGTTTCGATAACCTGTTCCGGTGACAGCTTTGCGTCACCCATCCACCAAGCGCAAATCTGTTCTGGTGTTTTCTTTGGTGTGCTTGCCTTGGGCGGTTCAAATTTAATTGGCATCCTGCCCGTGGGTGGTGTTGCCCGTTCGTGACACCATCGAATCACGCTTTGGATTTCGGTCAGGCTGGCTTCGGGGAATTTTTGAATCAATGTCTGTTCAACTGCGGTTACGGGCAATCCTGAACCAAGCAGGGGCAGGGCGATTTTTATTTTTGCTTCATGGCGCGTTCCTTCTGGATGAGCCGCCTGAAGTTCGGCGCGGGTTTTCGGAGGTATAAAAATCTCACTCATGGCCTACATCCCCTTGAGGATTAAATTCATATAATATTCAAGTTTGGGACTGGCTTGAAGTTTCTGGCGCGGTCAACTTCGCCGTTCCAGTTATTGAGCAAAGTTATTAAGTCCCTGCGTCGAATATCTTTTTCAATCGGAATCACGGCCTTGTAATATTTTTCGACAACCTTTATGTCCTCCTCATTTATGGGCGTCAGTTTCTTCCAAGCCTTTAATTCGGCATCGTCAAACATTCTACCAGAACGCCTATTGTGAAAAGTTCCCAATCTGATTTGTTCAGGAGCCATTGCTGGCGGGTTTGTTTTTGTGACTATGGCTGGAATAAGAATGCCCAAATCACGGTTCCCTGTTCCTTTCCCTTCCCTTCCCTTCCCTTCCAGCAGCGATTGCTCGACGATTGCTCGACGATTGCTCGACGAAGCATCGTCGAAAGTGACGTTTTCCTTTATAATTGAGAGTTTTGGGCGGTCAATTCGTTGGTGGATTTTGAAGTTAACCACCTCTCCAACCTCCCGCCCGTCATCAGACCTTTTCCCAAGCCTAATATACCCCACGCCCGACAAGTCGTCGAGCCATCGCCGAATCGTCGTCGAATCCTCTACGAACGGAAAAACAGCCGCGCGAATCAGAACGGGATTGGCCCAAAAAAACCCCTCATCATCTGCAAAGTTCAACAAGCCGATAGCAAGCAACTTGGATTTGTCAGAAAGTGGAGCAACAGTTTCGCTCGACCAAAATTCGGGCTTTATAGTTCGGATTCTCACTTTGACCCTTTCTCAGTCAGGAATTTGACGTATTGGGATTCCAGCCACTTTAAAAAGCGTGCTGAGTCCATCTGTTCTCGGCATCGGATATTGTCTAAAATTTCCCAAGATTTTTCAGTGACGATAAGAGCAGTTTCCCATTCTCCCAGTTCGGCCTCCGAAATATTCCGTTCATGTTCATGGCATTTATTGCAAAGCGTCACAAGCGCAACGTCTGGATAATTCCAAACACTACGCCCACCAACATAGTAGCGGTGATGAACATTCAGCGTTGCGGTTTCGTCTTTGCAATTTTGGCAGGTAAAACTGTCTCTCTGAAAGATTTCTAGCCGCCTCTTTTGCCAACGCGGATCAACAAGTTTTTCGGAGTAAGTCTTATTGGCCATAATTCAAAACCTCAGTTCCGTTGCCGACGGGGACGGTGACACTTCGCAGCGGCCTTGCGGCACTTTGGAGGGCGTCGAGAACGCCAGCAACGGAGATGAATTTTTGATTGTCATTTTCTGCGTTTTCGGTCGGGTGTCACGCCGCCGGTTCTCTTACGAACACCCCAACCCTAACGAATGCGGCGGGGAGAGTCAACACACATGTTTTGCTATGTGCAGGACAATAAACGGTTGGTTGGACATGCCAGGTCTAACCAGATATTGCTTTTGAACAGGACAAGAAATGTAACAAGATTTATTTTGACAATTTAGCTAACGTCTGAGAAGCTGCTTACAGAATGAAATTGCCAACTAGAAACACAACGCAAATCAGCCACGCCGAAGCGGGCGAGTTAATCCGAAAGTTCCGCAAATGCCGCAAGGTGTCGCTGCGCTCGCTGGCAACCGCGCTTGACATATCCGCTCCGTTCTTGTCTGACTTGGAACGCGGGCGACGAAATTGGACAAGCGAACGGTTTATCGCAACCGAAGCCAAAATTCGCCAACTTTCCCCAATAAAATGAACATCTCTTATTTGAAATATTCATCCTGGCCAGCCGTTAAACTTGACCGGGTTACTTTGTCGTCCCGGTTGGCGGGGAGGTTACTAACCTGCCATTAAAATTTATGAAAATCAAAATTGTCTCACGCTGGAATAGTGAAACGGTTATTTTTGAAACCGACGCGGAAAACATCGGCGCGGCTGTTGAGGCGGCTATCGCTGCGAAAATTAACCTGTCAGACGCATACCTGTCAGGCGCAAACCTGTCAGGCGCAGACCTGTCACGCGCAAACCTGTCAGACGCATACCTGTCAGGCGCAGACCTGTCAGGCGCATACCTGTCAGGCGCAGACCTGTCACGCGCAAACCTGTCAGACGCATACCTGTCAGACGCATACCTGTCAGGCGCAGACCTGTCAGGCGCATACCTGTCAGGCGCAGACCTGTCACGCGCAAACCTGTCAGACGCATACCTGTCAGGCGCAAACCTGTCAGGCGCAAACCTGTCACGCGCAAACCTGTCAGGCGCATACCTGTCAGGCGCAGACCTGTCACGCGCAAACCTGTCAGACGCATACCTGTCAGGCGCAAACCTGTCAGGCGCAAACCTGTCACGCGCAAACCTGTCAGGCGCAGACCTGTCAG